GGGAAATGATTCTGCAAGATTGTAACGTTGTTGCATACCAAACAAGCTAATGGTGCCTGTGCCTGTTCGGTCATCTTTGATTGTACCTTGATTAAGTACTTGTGCTAGAGCGTCTAAATAAGTTTTCATATCTGATTAAAGTAAAAGAAAAATCTGGGGCAACTTCTGCACGTACAGGTTGCCAACCTGTGAGCATGGTCTTTAAGTTTATCTTAGTATCTACTTTATACGAACCCTTGAAGTGTGTCAAGTATAAGTTGTCAAATATGTCCGAGCATTGTTCCAATAAATTAGCACCACCTATAACCCAAATAATTTTATCTGGATGTTGCTTTTCAATTTTTAGGATAGCGTCGTTGATGTCTCCGTTGATGGTAGACGCATACATAGTGCTACGGTTAGTGGCAACATATACTGTACGTCCGGGCAATGGTTTAGGCATTTTAGGATCGTCCCAGGTATTGCGTCCCATAACAACCACATGACCATCTGTGAGTCGTTTAAAGTTAGCCATGTCAGCGGAGTTATGGGGCCATGGTAAAGTACCATTGACACCCATCCCGCCGTAGTAGTCTACGGCGAATAGGGCATTTATCATAAATTTTTAAGTAGTTTATCTGTGAAAGGTTGAACTACATCAGCTACGCTATCAACACTGATATGAAAGTCCACATCATCAATGTACATATCTAATGCAGTTAACCTTTCGTTAATTCGTTGTTCAACGAATTCTGGGTCTTCACCTTCTGCAAGCATCTCAGCAACATTAACATCAACTGATGTTCCGTCTTTGAGGTTAACAGTAATAGAAAGTAATACTCCAACGGGAACCTGTTCTTTGTGGACTTCTTTTAACAGTTTTTCCCATTGTTCTTTTTTATTAAGATTAAGTCGCTTGCTTTTTGGGCGCCGTGGCTTTTTTGGTTTTTCTTGTGCCATTTTTTACTGGTGAAAGTTGTTGTGCTTCTTCGGTTAAGCGTTTTGCTTCTGCAAGTAATTGCTCGGCTTGTTTCTGCATTTGTTGAGCCTGTGATAAACGTTGCTCTATTAAATCAGAATCACTGAACGTACCTTTCAAGTAAGCAGCGGCACTATCCGTTGCTTCAACATCAATGTTAGTACGACTAACACTGGAGTTGTTTGGTGGCATACCAACTTCACGACCTTCTCGGACACGCTTTTTAGTTTGTAGTCCAGAATTTGAATCAAGGTCGGCCATTTTCTTAATAGCCTCTTCACCTTTGTCCATTTGGTCAAGAATGTTATTTAATTCGTCAAGTCGCACACTTGACTTTGCAGTAGGTGTAATCAAGACTTGACTTGTTGGAACTTTCTTGATCATGCCTTCTTTGTGTAATACTTCTAATGCGTTACGTCCGTCGCCCATCACTGTGCGGAACAATACATCACTAAAGTCTTTGGCGTTCTGTCCAATGGCACTTTCTAATGCTCGCATTACCTCGTCATGGATCATGCGTGGCAATGTATCGCTATAGCATAGCAAAGCCATATGATCTTCGCCAGGCACCTTGCGCCATAGTACTACAATCTTTTTGTTGTTGTGTTTTCCAACGTGTTTAATCATTTGATTTTCCTTAATTATTCAGCTGGCTGTTGTTCAGCTGTGGCTGGTTCACCCGGCGGCTTGATTGCACCACTGTCACGCAGAAATGCGTAAACGCGATCATACATACCACCAACTTGTGTGAATTCTTCTGCTGGAAAAGCACCACGGCTTGCGGCTACTTGTATAACCTTTAACGCCATTACAATATCACCAAGCTGTAATTGTGCTGTAGTAGCTGCGGGCTCTACCGGTGATTGTGCTTCTTCAGTAGTAATTGTTTGGTCTGACATAGTCTTCCTCCATTAATAAACTATGCATATATTTACGACCAAACTACCAACCGGAAAAAATTTTTACCATTCTGGATAGCGATTAATAGTATCCAAAATTAAACTAAAATAACTTGCTTCGCCGGGTAACTCAAACCCAACAATTTTTTGCATAAAAATGGAATTACCTGGAGTTTCTACATAGTCATCGCCCATATAAAAGCGACCATCTAAATTCTCCCAGATCCAATCAGTGATTGCTTTATCATTATTGTGCCCGTCAAATTTAATCGTAGTGAAATGCGGAGGACAGTGATCTATCTTCCGCAATCCAAAGACAGCCAATGGGTTAACTTCTTTGTGCTTTAACATCTTCCTATTTGTCTGTGATAACAGTAAGTTGAAGGTTCTCTGCACTGGGCTGTTGTCTAACAATCTTTGTAACTAGTGTTTCATTGGCAGCAGTACGGAAGCCCTCAAACAACTCAAACTGTCGGGTAATCTCAACAATCTCTGCGGCTCGAGCAAGATCCTCTAACCGCATTTCAAGTTCAAAGATACGTTCAATGGCTTCTTCAAGAGTTTCTGGTGCGTTAAGTAGCACCATTTCTTCTTGTGGGAGATCTTTTTCTTCTACAGATGTAGTGCTCATTTTATACCTTCATTTTAAAATTAACTAAGAAATAATTAAGTGCGGCAATTCCGAAGTTTACTGCCGCTGTGGTGTAGTCACCGTTTATAAAAGCATTAATGCCTTGTGCAGTTAGCACACCGATAAGGAACCATGTAATTGCATCTTGATTTGTAATATACCAAAGTCTAAATTTACTCATTTTTTACCTTTAAAAAGTTTTTTAATACGCCATACCACATAGTGTGGCCACTCTTTCCAATGAATGGTCATTTACGACCCTCCTCTTCATAATGTGCCCAGATACCAAACTCGGGTTCGGCTTCTGGATTGCCTTTAATAATCCAAACTGTGTCGCAATAACTTTCTACTTTGTTTGGCTCCCAACCAAAGAAACAAAAGTCTGTAAACATAATTAACTTCTTGGGTTCGATGCCATTTTCGATTAAGTAGTCCCAAACACAATGTGGGTCTGTGCCACCACCGCCCATTGGGTCAAAGGTAGTAATATCTTCCATGTTCTCACTGGTAAATGTACCTACGCCACCAATCTCGGTGTCCCATCCTAGTACAGTAATTTTATATTCCTCATAGGTATCCATAATGCCTTTAATCTCACTAAAGAACACTTTAAGTTCTTCTGGGCCAATGGATCCAGATGTGTCAATGCCAACTACAATGTCGATGGTCTCACCGGGCTTAGTAGCAGGCAAGATGGCATCCATGTGCCAGCTCTTACGACCAGGGCGAGCAAACGTATAGTCGTTTTTAATTGTACTTTGGATTTGTTGCTCCAACAATTCCTTCCAGCTAATTTGTGGTTCTGTCAAATCTTTGATCATACGCTTAACACCGCCGGGCAAGTTACCTGCACCTGCGGCCTGTGCAGCCTGGATCATTGCCTCCTTAACCTCGTCTCGGATTTCTTTGCGTTCTTCTGCGGTCAACCGTGGTCGGCCATTGCCTGGCTTGTCGCCTTTGCCATCTTTGTCGCCTTTGCCGTCCTCGTCACCATCCTCATCATCTAGGTGTTGGTCCAACAGCATTTTCTCGAGATCACCAAAGTTGATCTTTTTAGCATTTTTCATTAAGTCGTCATATACTTCTTCCGCACTCATACCTTTGTATTTGGGATCATACAACAACCCCACCACAGTAATCTTCTCGCCAACACATTGGTCAATTAAGTCTGCGTTGACACAAAAGTCGTCAGCAATATTCCACACCTTAGGATCTCGGTTGCCTCGACGTCCCATGTGGTCATAGACAGCATGTAGCACCTCGTGTCCAAACAAGAACTCTACTTGCTTTAACGGCATCTTGTTTACAAACTCGGAATTGTAATAGAAGCGACGTCCATCTGTGGCCGCTGTTGGGCACCAACTGTCTGCATTAATTAGTGTCATGCGGGTTGCCAGGTTACCAAAAAATGGTGCCTTGAGCAAGAGTCCAATGCGAGCTGTAATAAGCTTCTCTCTAGCCGCCGCATCCACTTTAGGATTTGTAACGGGCTTCTCTGCTACTGTGGTCATATGTCTAACTCCTTGTTAATGTATATATTGTAACACTACACGAATTACCGGTCAATGTCTTTGTCTAAATACTTCTTCTTGCCGGTCTACGCCACTTTGGCACACTTTGTTATTTGTCACAATACGCAGGGTTTTACAATCTCTATCTGTGACATAACTCAATGTATGGTCTGTGGCACTTTTGCCTGTTACACCCCACAGTCCTGTGCTGGCAACTGTTATTGCAGTACATCCGCTGAGGGCAAATGTAGAAACTATAGCAAAAATTTTAATCATAAAATTGGGGACTTATTGACATTGCCCCAGACCGTGACTAGCGGATTACTTGCCTGACGCCGCGATAATGTACTTACCGAAACGTTGGTGGAACTCGTCAAAGCTCTTCATCTTGCCTGGTACCATTGGCAAGTTGTAGGTTGTCAATGCAACACGGGCACCCATTACCACTAACTCTGTGGTAAAATTATCCATCATAAAGCGCAGGAAGTTATCTGCCTGGGCATGCCACTCCGGAATCTTATCTTTGCCTAACTTCTTAAACTGCTCCTGAAGCTCGTAACACATAGAAATTGTCAAAGAGTACATTGCAGATATTTCTTTGACTTTCAACTCTTTAACTTTACCCGACAGCACATCCTCGGGCTTGGGCATCTTGCCTGCTACCTTGCGGTGAGCCATGAACTTGACAGCAAGGCCTTCTCCCACAGTACCCGAAATAAGGTCTGTTAGTTCTGCGTCTGTGGCATCCTCGTCTTCCAAGAACTGGCTCACAAAGAACCAAGAGCGCGGAGTGGCAAATGCACGTGACGCAGACTTGGGATCAAATTCCATCAAGTCTTGTTTGGCAAAGCCAATATAACCAACCACGTCTTTGTGGATTTTGTGTGCAATAGCCCACTGGAACCAGCTTTCGTAATCTGAGCGCACTTCCAAGTGAACAAAACGGTTTGCCAGTGGACTAGGCATACGATAGGTAACGCCTTTGTCACTTTCTCTGTTACCTGCGGCAACAATAACTACGTTGTCTGGCAGTTTATATTTGCCAATACGTCGATTCAAAATAAGTTGATAACCTGCCGCTTGCACAGCCGGCGCCGCAGAGTTCATCTCGTCGAGAAACAATGTGATGATAGGATATTGACTGGCCAATTCCTCATCTGGCAAGTCGATTGGGGGAGCCCAATCCATAACTTCTTTGTTCTTATTAAAGAACGGGATGCCTCGAATGTCAGTGGGCTCCATCTGACCCAGGCGCAGGTCGATCATATGACCACCAAGCTCTTCTGTTAGTCCAGCAACAAGCTCGGACTTGCCGATGCCTGGAGGACCCCAGAGGAATACTGGGCGTTTGGATTTGAAACAACGAAGTACTCGACTACGGGCTTCGTTGGGGGTAACACTACGGTTCTCAGTCACAGCCATTTAAATGCTCCTTTAAAAAATGTCTTACTTAACACAAAAACAAGTATACAACAGACCGCCTTTATTGGTCTATTGTATTTTTACAAATTAATCTCTTTTATCCATGTATTCAAACAAGACCCATTTTGCACGATTAAGCAATTGACGTTGGGCTTCAATGGTGGGGAAGTCGGGTTGCTCATAGGCCATCATTTCTTGTGCGTCACTCATCATGCTGGCCACAACCATTGCAGGACCCGAGTACTTAAAAGAAAAGCTCGACTCAACACTTTGACGCAAAGCATCTTCAGTGATACCATACATGCCAATTTCACGTTCACGTTGCATATTGTTGCGAACTGTGGTGCGGATTGATGCTAAGATTGCGGTTGATGCTGTCATTTTCAAGTTCCTTTTTAATTACTATACAAATATTATAACAGATTGGGAATTATTGGTCAATCCAACCGTGAACCTGCGTAAACACGATCCAGACCCAACTTTTCTTTCAGTACCTGGACATAGGCTTCTGCGCCGGCTTCCAAGATGCTGATGCTCTGTGTAGGGAAACCGCTGGGGTTCCACAGGCTCAATGCACCTGTGTAGTCTTTGCGGAAGCCTGCGGCCTGGAGGAACTTGCCAACCTTGCTGTTGGAGCGAACACCCCACACATTTACCCAAGCAAAGCCGCAGGCATCGTTTTCGCCATGCTTTTCAAAAAAGTCTCTGGCCGCCATACGAGCTTCAAATTGAGCTTCTTGACAAGCTAATTGAACTGCTTCTGCGGTTATCACGGTTGCGATTGCTGTCATTTCTGACTCCTTTTTAATTACTATACAAGTATTATAGCAAACATCGAATTATGGGTCAACTAAAATTTGCTTGAATAAACTGTTTTCTAGCTTCTGCTGGAGTACGTGGCTTTTTACCCACAGTTTTTGTGGTCTTTGCTACAAAAGCAATGGCCTTTTCCTGTGGCTTTTTAACAACAACTGTCTTTTTTACGGGTTTTTTAAAGGGATTCTCATCTTTTATTAAGTTAGTAAGCACTAACTCTGCTTCTTTGACATTGACGTTGAAATCCTCAACTTTGATGAGCACATACTTGGCGGCATCATTTTTGCTCATTGCACTACCCAGTGGGCGTAAAAATACGTTGGTATCTCCCAACTTTGCAAGTTGGTCAATGCGTTTTGTATCATTGGCTGTACGGAATTTGAGTACGCCGTTTACACGGCTAAACCCTGCGTAAGTAACTGTGGACATCGTTAACCCTTTCTTAGTGTCAATACATGTATTGTACGCAAGAATGAATTATGAGTCAACCAAAATAATCCAGTTTAATCCAGTGTCTATTCCAGTGTGTTAGTGTTGCGTTTTTACAACACCGGAATATCCCTGGCGTTTGCATGTGTTACTAGAGAACCATAATTATGGTGGAATCTATCAAACGATGGAATCTCTCTGGGCACCAATGGAATATGATAGTGAGATAACCAACACTTGGCCACAGCAACAACCATCACAGGGTCGGCAACGTTGTTCATAACTAGGGTCAACAATTCATCAGCTCTAGCGTGAAATTTCCTCTGGTTTCGTTTTTTAGAAAGAGCCAACAACTCTTGGCCATACTGATGTGCGAGGGCAACTGGGTTGGCAGTGAGTATGCCCCACATCAATTCCTTATCGTCGTCTAAAGACATAGATACCTTCGCTTTTGTATGCGTTTTCTGCTCGGCCATTTCCCACTCCTGGTCTAACGTTTAGCATCATGTTCACAGTTTCAACATACTCGAAACCCAACTGTTCACTGATCTGTTTCCAACGGTCCACAATCTTGAATTCTTCTTTGTTGTTTTTATAGTCTGCAATGTTGACAGCATAGATACCATCCTGTGCTAGTCCGTGATGTATCATTTTGATCGTGGGCACAACATATCCATCAAACCATCGATCCAAGTTATTGTAACGATTCATACATTGTGTTGGCTCATCTGTGTATGTTTCTAAATTAAAGTAAGGCGGGCTTGAAAAAGCCGCATCATATCGTCCTGGCTCGGGATTGAATTCCTCACTGGGGACATTGTGCATATTATACCCCGATCCCAAACTCGATTCATTGAGTAATTCTCCTAGGGCAGTTAGTCCTTCAAATGTTTGTGTGTTTGGATCAATGCCAGTATAGTTGTAACGCATACGACTGGTCATTGCACCCATCATGCGACCACCGTAGCCCGCACTAAAATCAAGCAGGTTGCCTCCCCAGGTTGGACAAATGTATTCCCATACAGCACGGGCGTTCATTGGTTTGAAGTTTTGGATTGTGCCGCCGTTGACTAACTCCAATGCACGCCTGATGTTTTTGGGCAATACAGTATTCTCACCTTCGTCCCTGTGTACATAACACAGTTTGATTGCACGTTTTAACTTGTTGTCATTAAGAAACCTAGCACGTATGCTCACGCTGTCATTGTCGTTCCACTTAGCATCTTGCATGTTAGGAAACCAAAAACGACTAAAGGCCAAGCCTTCGTTGTTGCCTACGCCAAGTGTGCGATGGTCCACAGATTTCTTTTTAGAACCGAGATTGACAAGTTGTTGGCGACAACCATCTAAACTGTAGTATGTAATTGGCACAACACCTTGCGCTCGGTACATTTCAAACACAGCATCTTGCATGTCTTGTTTATCTGTGTCTGATGCACGATCCCACCGTTCTTTACTCAGAGCTCGGAACGCAGGTTCTAGATTTTCGTAGCCTGTGGCAATGTCATAGCCTGGTGTAAACCCCCAGGCGTGACATATTTTGATATAATACTCTTCAATGGTCATATTAAATTACTAGATGTTTAAAGTAATTATAATGTTTTTCTAATGTCCATGTCAATGGATCAATGTTGGTACCGTCGTGAGTTTGGAATTCAGCCGCAAATACATTTGTATAACGTGTGAACGGTAACCACATATCGGGAGTCTTAGCGGCCCACCCTGCTTCTTTAAGAAGATGGTGTTTTGTACGACTCAACTTTACTGTAGGAGTATTTAATGCTTGTTCCACAGTAATAGCGTTGGCTAACAACAAATCACGAATACGACTTGCAGGGATTAAGTGTTCAAAGTCACATTCTTCGTCTGCCCCAACTTCGTGATAGTGTGCTTTCATGCCATCACGTTGTTGGATACAGTACTCGTGGTATCGTCGTAGATAATAATCTATGTCGTTACGAATTTCTCGTAACAGTTGTTGGTCATTTTGCACAGCATGATACTCATCAACTAGACGATCTATATTCTTAGTACAATGCCGTGACACGGTTTGGTAAGTTTCGACAGTACGTTTAGTCTTACCATACACAGGAGCAACAAATTGTTCAAGAGATTCTTTTAACATATTAAGCCTCTGTGGGAATTAAACCTGGAGCCACATTGCCATCTAAAATACCCATTGTAGCACCTTCTCCGTGATATGGCAGTTTTAACGTGCCACCACCAAGGAGATGCAATTCCCGCATAAAATTACTCATTGCACTAGGAGCACTCCAAGTACTACCTGGATTTTTGTGTTCCCATTGTACTTTGGCCTTAGCATGAATTAATGAGCTTGATTTAAATGTAGGCTTGATGCTCAACAACAAAGTTTTCATCCAACCTGCTGGCAATTTTTCGTTGACATTGGTACTAGAGATTCGATGTAGTTCATACAATCCAATGTAAACACCTTGATCAATTTCTTCTTGCATCGGAAACACAAATTTAATGGCGTCAAGTATATTAAACAAGGTTGTACCACGGTCATCGATTTCGATACCTTTGTAGGCATATTTAAAGTGACTAAAAAAGTAGTCGTTGTCGCCACGCAGGTTGTCACTGTTACGACTACCTTTGTCTTGTAAGTCAATGCCGCACTTATCAAATTGGTCTTGCATTGTGCGAGCACGAACAACCTTAACGTCTCGGCTACCATTTTTGTAACGCACAATAGAATTACGGTGAAGGTCGCCGGGAGTCAAGCGACGAACACCTGTGTCGTTGAGCATTTCAAATGCGTAACTTGCAAAATTAGTATCATCCGTTTCTACTACGGCACAAGGAATTTCTGTAAACCCCAATAACCCTGCGGCAATGGTACGGTGTTGAGCATCGTACAAATATATAGGCGGTGTGCCAAGTAAACGACAAGCAGATCCGGGACTACAAATACGTGGATCCCATTTTTTCATAATATTAATAATGTGCTTGTGGATTACATCACGTTGCACCTCATAGTCAATCCAAAGATCTTCAATGTCTAACATTGCACTGACAGGGAATTTGTGACTCATTGCCTTTGCACGGTTCCGCCATGCAGTAAGGTCTTTTTCTGTGACACCGTAGTGTGCTTTGAGTTGGGTTTCAACTTCAGCGATAACGTCAGTCAGTTTACGTGTGAGGCGCTTTACGGCCATAATAGTTCTCCTTGGGGTTAAAAATAGAGCACCATGCTCCTACCACTATTCAAACGATGTTGCACCATGCAACCGGTGTTCTCCTAGCAAGTTCAACTAGTATAACACTAAAGTCCTATAGTGTCAACCAGGAATTACGGGCTTTGTTATAAAAAATATGTTGACCTATTTGTGTAATACGCTCGTTTGTATCTGCCCAGTTTGGGGGTTTGATATAATCGGCATGATAAAATAAACTGCGATGAAGTCCACGTACACGATGACCATTTAATGAATCCTCTGCTACACGGCGACTTTCTGCCCATAATGTTTTATTGGGCTTAGGTAATTTCTTATTAAGAGTCCAAGAGAATTGCGCTTTCGAATAAACTACTTTGCATATATCCTTGCCCCAGTATCCTGTTTTAAGTCTATTAATAGTGACATGGGCCACAGCATATTTTCCTGCACGATCTTCTACGCCAGCTTCGTAATATATATTCTTAGTTAGACAGTCAACGTCTTTTTCTGTATACGCCACAGTTTCTCGAGTTTGTATAATATCATCAAGTTTCTCTTCGATTCTATCCATACGTTGTTCGCTACGGAATAATAGAAATCCCAATACTCCAAATCCGATAATGGCCAAAGCCCTATTAGATATCATAATAACCTACTTTGGGTAGTTAATAATATCTTTATTATACAGTCTTTTGGATTTCTTGTCTACTTTGGATGTTGTACAAAAACAACACAAGTTAGTGCGTACTAACCTATTGATTTTGTTGCAGATTGTCTAAATATTGTACAAGATTCCCGCCATGTAACTGCAACATAACGGCATCTTGGTCGCTGATTACAAGGATAAACTTGTCGGAAAAGTAATATGGTTCAGTTAGCAATCGTTCCAACTGTAACATCTGCTTGGGCATGATCCTTGCCTGTATGTCTACTCTATGAAGTACCAACTTGGTATGTTTCTTAATCCACGTTGATCCGGTATGTGTTAATCTTAGACTACGTTTGTTTATGGGATTCCACCACCAAGTATTTTCTACACCCGGAAACTCTGCACCAGGTGCAACTTGATCAATTAAATGTCTAGTCCATTTAACTTGGTTCATTTGGGATGTAAGGCAACATCGCCTGATAGTATTCTGGGAATGTTTCAGCAAAAGATTGGTCCCTGACACGATCTAGTATATGCAATTCTTCCCAAAATCTTGGCCACCATATATCGCAGCCCGGTATTTGATGATTTAATAAAGAAATAAATTTTTCACATTTTTTGTTATTTTTAAATTTCTCAATAAGTTGATGTTTAATCTCGGGGGGCAGGTGTCTAAAGTCATATTGGTCTGGTCCATATACAACATTAGAGAAGACGGGAACACCATATTTTTCTAATCCATCAAGTATTGCATCCGCATACCAAATATTATAAATGCTAACAGTAAAACATATATTAACAGATATGTTTTTATATTTGTTTGATAATTCAATATATTTTTCTATATTTTCTTGCAGAGCAACAACATCTACTTTGTGTCGAATATATTCGAGTTGATTGGTATCATTTGAATCTATACTAATTGCAATTTGTACATGTTTAAATTTTGGCAAGATATCAATGTAAGATTGATTCCATATAACTCCATTAGTATGAAATTGTATTGCAGTATCTGCAACTTTATCATTGTTTGCAGCGTCAATCATTTTATCCCACATTGCCGGCGCCAGCATAGGTTCGCCGCCGTAGATATCTAGGAATATAAAGCCAGGTAACCACTGTTTAAATGTTTCCCAAATGTCGATATTTTGTTTACCTAATCCCAAGCGAATAGTTTCAAATTTTTTAGTATACTCTTTAAACGTTCCTGTAAATGATTTTAATTCTGTATCAAGTTTGTAGAAATCTTGATACAATGTAGTACTAGTACTAGGTTGGCACATCCTGCACCCTAAATTACAAACATTAGTGGGCTTTAAAATTAATATCTGCGGTTGGGTGTCAGATTGATCTACATCTTTTAATTTTTTATTAAAAATTTGTCTAAAAGATTCCACCCCAGCATCCTCGTCGTTCCAACAAGATTGACAACTAGGAATACGTTTGCCATGATCTAGGGCAGCACGTATTAATTTTCTAGTAGGACTACGCCACATGCGTTCAAGACCCACTTCATGAAGATATAATTTATTTTTCTTACCATCCTCGAAGCTTTGTGTATTTTTGTTACATACACAGACATCACCTTCGTTTTGCACAGCCAATGAAACGTGTGCTAATTTACAATATGTGGTAGAGTCTTGTGCAAACATTATGCACGATAGATAGTATCACCCTGTTTGAGTAATACCACAGTGAACTTGTCTGTTTTAAATAGTGTGTTTAATTTCTTGGCCAAATTAATTGCATGGCCGGGATTAGAAAAGCTAACCTTCTTGTACTTGGGTCCGGGGTAGCTAACTAAGATATTGTGTGTTTTTAAATTAATAGGCATATTGTCGTAGAAGACCGCCCAGATACCTTCAGAGCTTAACACTTGCTCGCTTTTGTATGTGTTCTTGTTAACGTGATCTAGCAACACATTTGGCTTAGGTCGACTCATTTCAATATCCTTGATTTACTGTTTATTTATCTCAATATATACGTAGTTTATTTAAATTTACCACCGTCCATTGAGACATTGATATCTGTGGTACTAGTATTATCTTTGACTAACCCTGCAATTGTGGCCATCAATTCGTAGATTTCTGCATGCAGACTACGTGCTTCTTGTGCGTTTAGTGTAAGAATCTTACCACTACTTTGATTCATTGCCCGCACTCTGTCATTGAACATTTTAATGTGCAAAGAAACATTATTGTCCATTTGCTTCCTTCATTGCGTCTAACATACTATCTTGTGTCTTAAATGGTCCTTGGTATTCATATCGATTAAGAGTAATCAGCTTGGGACAGACTGCTCGCACCCATGTGCTAGAAAACTTAATAATATAGTAACCAGCACAAAAGAAACTTTTACTCTTGGGTGTCTTGGTGTATATAGGCAAATACCTTTGCACATCTAATACTTGATTGTGTGGCAATCCCGGCGTGGGGAATCCGTATACATCGTAGGTATCTTCTCGGCTACGCACAGGCTTGTCGGCTTTGACAAATTCAATATTATATTTTTTACTAAGAAGTTTGATACTGGGAAAGTGTTCTCGGTGGTTGTCATTGTGTACATAAACTACACCGCCATCTTCTTCAATGGTCTGAATAGTTCCAACTTTGTTGCCACCCTTTTCGACAATCCAAAATTTATTTTTTACTACGGGCTTTGCGATAATTTCAGTCATTATGTTTCCTTTGTTAAGCAGGTCATTGTTATAATTTTGCCTACTTCTGTGCCAAGGTCTTGTTCCTCGCCTACTACGTATAAAGTAGGACTGTTACCGGGACCTTGGGCTACGCTAACAATTGTTCCTCCGTGTGCAGGAGTAATTCTAATATCTAATCCACTAAACATGTGTTCCTCTTGAAATCTAAATGATTTACCTATATCTTGTGCGATGATGCCCGGCATTGCACCACCTAGTCCAGTTGGACCAAAACTAAAGTTACTCATGATTTCATTAGTTCCATGGCCACGATGTCACCAACTTTACGGGCAACATCTTCATCATCGTGAATAACATGAATGATTTCGTCACTGCGATCCTTTTGACGATCATACGTCCTGCTAGTAACAACAATGCCACCACGTGCCGGGGTCACTGAGAATCGGATCGGAGTTCCATATTCTTCTCTGTCGGTTGACGCAGATATTTTATTGGAATAAACTGTTTCTCGATGATCGTCTTTAATCAACCACTGTGCTAACCAATGTCTGAATTTCATAATTTATTTTTCTCTGTTAATGCTACCACTACTTTAAGTTCTTCTTCAACTGAGTTTAATTTCGCCACAACATCTGCTACTGCGGGATGAGATTGGGCCAGTGCTTGCAGTCTCATTTCCTCATTGCGTTTTTCCCTAACCCATTTAAGTGATTCCTGCGCTTCATAACTTAGATTAATTGATGTGTAACTAGTACCAATTTCTTTCCATGTAACACCATCCCACACTTCTATGTTATTATTATTTGTGTTATATCTAAGTTGCCCTGCACCCTGCGAACCTGGGCTAATATATGGCATCATTGGGCTACCTCCGTCCACAGTTAAATATGGACTACTACTATTAATGCTTTTAATCATTTAATATTTTCCTGGCGTAGTTTACGACATTCTTCCTTGGCCATTGGAGGAATATCAGGGTGCCATTCGGCCATGCCACAATCGTATTTTACAGTTCTTTCGGTGGGCCAATTGGTTACCAATCCATAAACGAAGATACCAATACCCACAAAAAAGAACAACGGTTGTATTATGAAAAACCAAAGAAAACCAATGATGTCTTTATGTCTCATTCTTCATCCTCAATTCCAAAATGACGTTTGACAGCTCTGCTGGTATTCCAGCCGATGTTTTTATAGAGATTTTTCTCAATCACAGTGGCACATTCCTGCACAATCAACTCAGCATACTTTTCTAGTGCAGCTTCCCATATATGTCGTTTTGCACCCAGGCCAAATATTTCGAGCTTAGATTCTTTTTCAAATTGTCTTAATCGTGGATTCATACTAGTTTTCTTTACTGTTACAGAACCACACACATGAGCCCAGTCGCCTGAACCATTGTTGCTGTACCCACATTTATTGCACTTCATTCTTCAATCCGAAATGTTTAATTATTTGATCTGCAGCATCATCATATCCGTATAGGAATAAGTTATCAACACATTCCTGGATTAGTAACTCAGCAAACCTGGCCTGCATTGCAGGATTAATGTCGGGATAGTGACTACCACCTGCTTGTAATTGAAATTCTCGTAATAGTTCTTTGTTCATTCTGGATAACTCGCTGTTAAAAAGTCTACGTAGTTTTGTAGATTATCGCTGATTCGCTTTAGTTCATACTTGCCGCAGAACTTAAGAAACTTGGCACCTACCATTGGCACCTCTTTAGGCACACTATTAGTGGCAATAGTTTCTGCAATCCAAGTTTTAACATGGTCGGGCTGTGCTGTAAGATCTACCAATGTAACATTACGCAGATAATCATCTAAGACTTTGTGCTCGACGCCATTATGGTCGGTCCAACGTTGCAGCATTAAATTGTTCCACGAGAAGCCTTTTTTGTCTTTGTCGGCAAAGGCTTCATGGAGGCCAATTTTATTCTTACTGCCTTTAGTGCGTACCCCAGGGTATGCGCTAAAGACATTGTCTGAAACGTCGCCCCGCATGCACTTCTCGAAAAGGATCCACTTTGGGTCCGGAATTGTTTTGGGTTCTTTAGTTTTTTTATCTTTGACTGGGGCACCCTTTTTGTCAAAGATGCCTTCAATCGTGTGAAGCTCATCTGATATTCCATTATATTGTTTTACGTTTGCGGCCAGCAATTGGTGAAAGTCGCTGTCACTGCTGACTACCATGTGTTCATCGTCTGGGTGTGCTTGAATCCATCCTGCCACCAAGTCATCTGCTTCCAACGACTCGTGCCGGAGAACAGTACAATTGGACTTTTCTGTGACAAACGTTTTGAGTTCGTCAAAAGCCTCCCAAAAGAGTTTATCTTCTTCGGCTTCTTTTTCTGTAAGTGCGGCTCTTGCAACTGCACGATTTTTCTTGTACGGCTCATAATAGTCCTTGCGCCACGAACGGCCCTCTAAACAGAATACAACATGGTCTGCCTTCTGATCACGAAAGCATTTGGCTACACTGGCCAATGTTACATGAATGGCAAAACCTAGTTTGTCCCATGTATCACTTTGACGATGTGCCGCATGTCGAGCACGGAAGAAGGTGTTAGCTGTGTCTACAATTAGATATTTCATGTCATTATAATAGCATATAATTAGTTCTTAGTCAAGCACGATTCCACAATTTTTGGATATATAAACTCAGACCAGGCACGATGTGCATCTGCACCAAAATGGTAACTATCAGGCTTTACAGTCTTAAAACCATTATTCCTACACCAATTGAAATAGGTATGGTCTTTATTGTACGGATCTAAGTACTGTCCGTTCCAATCAAACTGTTCCACATTGGTCCAAGGTTGGTATGCTGTAAAGAAAAAATGGTTAATACCATCTGCTTCTAAACGCTTATGAAAATTATAAATGTACAGGTGTGATTTATTAATTATTGGTTGCCACTGCAAATCAGCAATCCAATTTTTATACTTTTCTTTAATAGCGTTTGGCCAATCATCACCTATGCCGCCGGCATTTACTTGCCAGTATATATCGTCATGTATCCATTCTTCTCGTTCCCATGTACTCCAACCTATAACAATTAAATCTGGCGTTGGGTTATATTTTAGATATTGTTCTGTGGTACGTATAATGCGTCTATTACTACTGGCAGATTCTGCGTCACAATGTAATATAGCACCCAGGGTGTTTGCTAGCTCACAGCCATAACTAGCACGTTCATTGTCTGGGTGAGGCTTGCGTCCTAGCCCCCAATACAACAGATCATCATTGGCAAAGCAGTAGTTGTTAACTGCTTCCGCACCTGCACTATGACTGTCACCATTTACATACAGTATCATGATACCTCTGTACGACCACCACCCAAGTCTTTCTTATCAATTACTCTAGGACGAGAATCGTATGGTTGATTGGCTTCCCATTGCTCAAAGTTTTCTGCTACGACATTTTTGCAAATGTCCTGGAACCAGCGGTCAACAATAACAGCATCTTCTTCTCCTGGTTTAAGTTGATATCCTGCACGTACAAGATTGGTAACAAACTTGTCATTCCAATCAAGTTCAAATGCACCGTTACCGATATTCTCGGGATCTAGTTCCACACTTAGGATAGACACATAAGGTTCGCCTTTTTCATCGGCAATCTCTTTTGCAGTCTTTTTACTAGTTTTAGCTTTTGTTTCTTTGGCCTTTGGTGCTTCCGGTGCAGGTGCCGTCACCTCTTCTTTCTTGCCAAATAATCGATCGAGTAATCCCATATTAGTATCCTTTTAATTTCCACACAAGGTGTTCGTCTAAGTCATGCCAGCGAAACTCAACGATGTCTTCACCAGGCCCTGTTAGTATTGCCATTCCTTTATACCCACGCTTCAACCAAATAAGATTATTAGTTAAGTCGCAACGTCTAGGCCATAGCGTAAACTTTACTTGCCATCCAACACATCGGCGATAGAACCAATCGTCACGTTTAAACGCCATGGCCATTTTACCTTTGTAACCTATACCCATCATGCAAGACTTGCGTACAAATGCATTTGTAGATTTAGTTTAAAACCATTGTCAATACAGAACTGTCCTGTGTGTTCGTGATTTGCTTGATTGGCTTTTAAGTCCAACAAGCCTGGCTCCCAAAAGCTAATAACTTCATCTACAGTACTACGCTCTGCCATGGTAATAGTGCCTTTTTCTGCACGTAACAGTTTAATCTTTTGCGGAAAACTGTTGTACACATTCATCGGACTACAATAAACTTCCTTGTCAGGATTATTACGTTTCCATTCAAATGCCCACTCGGGTACAGTATAGTAAGGGCTATCAGGATCTGAGCTCATAACAAACTTTAAACAGTCTGCACGTTTTAGAATAGTCGCACTGGGTGCATAGTATTTAACCGCATGTCCTTCTTTTTCCATGCACTTGGGACTGCATACAAGGGTAACACCTTCGGGCACATCAGTAACCGGAATACCGTTGCTTTCAACTTGTACAGCCTTAAAATGTGCAAGTTGTTGTGCCATAAATTCACTGATGTTATCTTGTAACAAGGGCTCACCTCCGGTCATCACAAGTACAACACCTGGGTAATTGTTTAAGCCATTGGCTGCCCACGGGGGTGTTTCTTTACCTTGTTTGTTCCAATGATCATTGATAGCCGCATGCATCTTAGATTCAATCTCATCAAAGGTTAGCCAATCGCCATCATCAAAGAATGTGTCGCAAAAACTACAATCTAAATTACACTTAGCAAGACGAATAAACAATGCAGGTTGTCCTGCATAAGGACCTTCGCCTTGTAGGGTAAAGAACATGCTGGTTACAAACAAGCTGTCTGCGGGAGCATCTTTAAAATACTTCTTACCAATAATTTCATTTGTTCCAAACATGTCAATCCTTAAAAATATCTGACCAAATTTTAAGTTTGGCAATTTTGTTATCTGCGGCAATGCTAATTTGTTCACTGCCTACTAGGTTAAATTTGATGCACAAGTCAATCATTGCTTGTAAGTCGCCTAGTTCTTCTGCTAGATGTTCTCTATTTGTCTTGGGCGTTCCTGGTTTAACGTTGTCTAGGCCAAATCGATAACACTTAGAGATAGCTTGTGTCACTTCTGCACATTCTTCTTGGGTAATGAGCAATATTTCATTTTCTTTTGAGTTCATAATTTACCAATGTCGAATAACACCTGCTATGATAAAGCAGTTAGTTATGATATATGTTAACACAATTACAGTACGAATGCAAGCAATACGGTCAGCTTCTGTATCCGTATTGCCTGCCTTCTCTCCTAGGGCCTTGGCCCATATTCTCCAAATGTTAATTGCTACTTTTAACAATGTTCTCTTCTTCTTCCGTTACCAATTTCTTTTGCAGATGATTCAACAGTAACCCGTAAGCAGGAAGAATAACTACCAGGCTCACAATGATTTTACTAATCGAATTGTTGGTTGCAACAATGTGCCAGTTAGCAGCCATGAACTCATTGGCGCCGCCAGCAAATGCTGTAAAGAAGAACACATAGGTATCAAAGAATGTGCTAACAATTGAACTTAGCGCAGGTGCAATCCACCAAGTGGCATACTTCTCACGAATGTATTGGAATACATAAACATCCAACAAGTTGCTGATAAAGTAGGCACATCCACTGCCAAGGCCAATACGGAAGGCAACTGAATCAGGAGCTCCGCCTAGCTTAACCACTGCCATACTTACTAGAATAGCAGGAATGAATGCCAGGGCAATCACAGCACGACCAGTTTGTTTGCCTAACAGTCGCACAGTCAAGTCGGTCAACACAACCACTAGTGGAAATGTAAACGCGGCTGCTGCTAATGGTGCACCAAACACTGAAAACTTGTACTGCACAATGTAGTTGCTAATGGCAATAATAATGACGTGAGCCAGCATTAACTTGTATGCTAATGCTCGGTCTACACCGTTTAAAATTTTGTCTAACATGGTTTCTCCTTAAATTGACAAATTACACAAATAGGTCTTCATTCCACTCACGGTGCCCCTCACGGAACGCCATGTTGCTTTGTGTTTCGCGGACCTCAACACGATAACACCAAAGTCTAGCTGCCTCACCTGGTCCCCACATTTCTGGAATGTAAACACCGTTAACATATTTGTAGAGCATGTCGCTGAGTCCTTCGCATCCTAACTTGGGCAGAACTACTATTTTAGCCATTTTCTTTTCTTGTAGCAATTGATATGTTGCCATTTCTGGATCATCTGCGGCCACAATAAGTGTATGGTCAAATTGGTCTTCTAGTGTTCGCTTTAGTTCTTTTAACCCACCATAGTCTGCCGCCCAATTGCGGACATCTAGATCGTCGGTTCCAAAATAGAACTTCATTGAAAAACTATATCCGTGAATTAAATTACAATGACTGTCGGCTCGCCACTGACGATAAGCGCAAGGAAATGCGTCGTGGTATTCTTTCGTACTTGTGTACTTGTAAACTACTGGTGTCATGCTTTTTCTCCTATGTTAATTATAGCATAGGCTTGCAGAATTTGTATAGCGGGATGAATGCCAGAAAGGCCGCTTGCTGAATATGTATTTATTCCCACCAATTTTCCCAGGGAAAAACACACCATTCATTGTTTTCATTTTTGTTAATTTCTCGACCTACATAATTAACTTCAGTAAAGTTACTAGCACCATTATTAATCATAACAGCAACTCTAACATTGTATCCCCATACAGTATCCCATTTGGGGTTGTTTGGCATACAACTACTACGCCAGTCGTCACGTATCCATTGTAAAGTATTACCTTCATCGTTGATATCATCAACAATCAAAATATTTGTGCCTTCGTAGGCATCCTCGGACATACCACAGTTACTAACTTTACTACCACCATCTCTCAAGCTAACATCTAGTGTCTGCATAGGTACGCCGGTGTAGTGGCTAAGCATCACAGCAGGAACAAGCCCGCCCCTACCAAGCCCAACAATGTAATCTGGACGCCATGCATCTTTGGACATATCTCGCATAATGTTATGCACCCAGGCTTTTACATCCCGATCTGTGTAATATTTTTTAATAGACATAATCTTTATATTCGTTAAAGTTGTGGTTTGCTATATTATCTAAAAATTTAATTAAAAAGACACTGGCAGTACTGGCATCATCGCCATGGAATCTAATTAGATATTGATTGGTGCCATCTTGCATTTTATAGCTAGCCTTGGCACGACCATATTGTACGTGTGGAATAAGTTTATAATCTCTGCGTCCCGGAACTGCAATGGAATATGCTTTCCCGCCAATTAATTCAAACCATTCGCCCATTTCGTTGGTTAGTTCATTGACTACAAATCTTATTTCATACCCAACTTTACATCCCGCAGGCAACGATATCATACCATATCTTTAAACATTAGTCGTCGACCATCTTCGCCCAATTCTTTGTCAAAGATACTTTTAACTGTGACTAGCATTGCACTTGCCAACATTAGTAGATCTTCTCTGTTATCACACATCATAATTTGTCGATCAATTGGCTCCATTAATTCAGCCATACGTTGTTGTATGTTCATCTTGGGGCAAACTCCTGTTGTAGTTTAATGTTGTCAAAGAATTCTTTCTTTGTATTGCCATCATCTTTAAACGCACCCTTGAGAACGGTAGTCTGCGTCAATGAACTATGTGCCATAATACCACGATTTTCACAGCATCCGTGTACAGCTTGAATATATACACCTAGGTCTGTTGCTCCAGTTGCTTTGGCAATTTCCCTAGCAATGTCATTTGCAAGTTCTTCCTGTAGTGTGCCACGACGAGCACACCACTGAGCAATACGAGTGTACTTGCTAAGGCCAATGAGCTTTTGAGCGGCAATAATCCCGATATAAGCAACGCCACTGACAGGTTGGTGGTGATGACTGCACATACTGCGAAGCTCACTACGTACCACAAGCATTCCTTCGTAGCGGTCCTCGGAATCGTTTGGAAATGCTGTTGCGTCTGGTGCTGGTTCATATCTTCCTGCCATTACTTCGTTGAAATACATTTTAGCCAATCGCTTGGCTGTGCCTTTTGAGTTAGGATCGTTTTCACGATCAATGAGTAAACGATCTAATACTGTTTCAAATGCTTCTGCAGCTTCATCAATTAATTGATCTTTAAATTCTTCTGTGACATACTCACTGATGTTATCTCCGGCCCAAAAACGTTTGCCTTCACGTTTCATTTTAAAGCGAAGGTGATCGCCTAAGTACGCTTCTTCATAGCCCTTGTCGCTCATGTCGTCTCCGGCTTTAACGTACACTTCTTTCTTTAACGGTACATATTTGTCTGATATAACGTCTGCTACAAATTTAGTGTTAGTGTCTGAATGAAATACTGGATCTGGTGTAAATTCTTTTGTCAAGTTTTGTTCTCCGAGTTATAAGTCGTGGATGACTTTTTGTTAATTGTATAGTATTTAGACTTTGATGTCAATAGACCTCAAGTCCGGATACTGATGATATTTAGGTTCTGGGTTAATTGAACCTAATTTTTCTATGCCAAGCTGGCAAGTTTCGAGTGTAGGACAGTAGTGATATCCCACCTTGAATTCTTTTTGGTCCTGCCAAGGACTGATACGTAAGTCTCTGCCATCGCTACGCATCTTACTTAATGATAGATATGCATCCCGATCATCAGTTAGAATGGCACCACCTTTGCCTAGTTCAAGTGGTTTACCATTTCCAAAACTCAGGCATTGTATCTGACCTTCACGATACATACCACGCTCGAGCCTACGTGCTGAATCCCATATACGAGTTTTTCTAAACTTGTATTCTCCGATCCATTCAGGGGGATTGCCTAGTTCGTAGTAAAATGTAACTCCCAACTGTTTTAACATCATTGGAATGCTTAGGTAAGTGAAAGGGGTAAATGCACAAAACTCAACCCGATCGTATCTCATTGACAATTCAATTGCGTGAGTGCAACCGTCGGTGGCTACAACATACGGAGCACCGGTATAGTCAGCTAGCGCAGACTCAAATT